GATTAATTACTCAAACGTGGACATTGATCAGAACGGGTTTAAGCTTTGTTATGAGCCTTCCTTTACCTCCTTTACAATCTGTTGATGAAGTCAGATTTTTAGATAATGAAGGTGTTCAACAAATTCTTTCCGCAAGCCTTTATCGGGTGGTTTATACCGGCGCAGTAAACAGGCGTGCAATCATAGTTATTGCTGATGATGCAACATATCCATCAACAGATACACAAATTGGTAATGTTGAAATAGATTTCACATGTGGTTATGGGGTGTCATGGAATGATATTCCAGCAAATACTCGTCAATTAGCCCTTCAATTCTTGGCCTCATATTATGAGAATAGAGAAGCAGAATTAATGGACACACTTAGTCCTAATCAAGCCACATCAAGAGCCATGGCCATAGCCCGTTATCATGAGGCCACCCCATGACATGCGCAAGAACATTAATTGAAATTCAATCCAGATCAACCGTTCCTGATGAAATTGGGGGCCGTTCAACAGATTGGGTTAAGGTTATTAGCACTTTTGCAACTCCAAGATTTGTTAAAGGCCGTGAAAGTGACACATCAAGCGATGGTGACCAGGTGTCTGCCATTGAAACATGGCTTATGAAAGTCCGTTTTACAGACAAAATCACCACTGATATGCGCGTATTTTGGAGAAATCAACCATATAACATCCGTAGTGCGACCGATAGAGAACAAAAAGGACGTTTTATTACCCTTGAGATTGAAAAAGGGGTTGCTGAATAATGGCTAGACGAAGGATAGGAAAATGGGGCGGGGTATCAGGTTTTAGAAGTTTGACTAAAAAACTAAGGAAAATGGGCCCTGCGGTAAAAGAAACCATTAAACCAGCCCTTCAAAAGGTTGCTGATGCCGTTCGTGCTGATGCTTTAAAGCGCATCCCTGTACGTGAGGGTGATTTAGCCATGGCTTTGAAGAAACAAGTGAAGCCTAACGGCTTAAGTGCCCGTGTTGGCTACTGGAAGAAAGGCAATAAGAAGAATTGGGAGCTTGGAGGCTGGCGCGCGCATTTTATTGAATTTGGTACTCTTAATGCTAGAGCCATTCCTTTTATCCGGCCGGCATTTAAGGAAAATATTGAATTTGCTAAAAAAACAATTGATACGGGAGTTGATAAAGCACTAAGAAAGGTGGCGCGCGGTGGTTGATACAACAATTCAAGTACAGAAAGCTATTTTCGACATCTTAAAGGCTAATGGAACTATTGCCGGGTTGGTCGGCACTCGCATTTTCGACACTGTGCCGGACAAAACACCTTTTCCTTATATCAAATGGGAAATTTCTAGGAAATGTAATTGTCATTAGAAATTAACTCCCGATTGAGCTTGAGCCAAGGCTTTTAATGTTGATGCTGAAATTAAAGGAGCAGCTTGAGCAATAGAGGCAAACATATCTTTTTCCACTTTAGTATCAAAGTGATTATTATTAATAAATGTGTTACCCCCTCCCCCACCATTAGACATAGTTACAGGAATTGATCGGCCATCTGGTAAAGGGACAAAAGCTTCTGGCCTGGTGCCTTCACCAAACAAAGCAAGTTGTGGGGATCTAGCAATTCCCCCACTTGCGTATGAATTAAGATTTGCAGGACCACTACCGGTCATAACGCCACCCTTAGCAAAGCCAAATGCTGCTGATAAAGTCGCGCCTAATTTACCAGCTAAAGGTTCAATAACAGCCTTCCTAAGTGCAATTCTTGCAATATCACTTAAGAGACTTTGTAATATTTTACCAAGTTTTTCACCGCTAAATATTAAATCCTCAAAAGCAAATAAAAATGTATCTGCAAAAGCCATGGCAATCATTTCACTTTCAAATAATGATCTCTCAAGTATTCTTTGGTTTTCCTGGGCAGCTTCCCTAGAGAGTTTAGCTTGATTGTCCCAAATCCTTTTTCGTATACGTGTAAGAAAATCTTGTTTATCCTTTTCTTGATTTTTTTCCCACCTGTGCGTAGCTCCAATTACTGACATTTCAATTTTAGAAATTGATTCAGCAGTTTCTTTTGCTCTAGCTATTGCCTTTAATGCAGCTTGGGCTTCTAATTGTTGTTTTGCTTCTAATTCATCGGCTAATCTTTGAAGTTCTTTAGATTTCTCAGTTTCAATAAAAATGGAAAGTTTTTTTCTATTTATTGTATCAATCTTTTGAATAGTCTGATCAATTTCATCATTTACCCTCTTTAAAATCTTTGCATCTATCTCAGCATTACTAAAAAATGAACCAGCGGGGCCAAGTAAATTTAGTTTTCGTTTAAACAAATTATCTAATAAAATTTGAAGTTCTTCGAGTTCCGTTGGCCCTTTTACAGAGCTAATAAATTCATTAAATGCCCTTGTCCAATCAATCAAAGCTTCAGTTGATCTCAACGTGGCAGGGGCCAAAAGTTGTCCCATTGTAATAGAAAGTTCTTCAAGCGCGGCATTGAGTTCCTTTTCTTTATTGGCTTGACTACCAGCGGTTCGGGCGGCATCACCATGGGCATCTGAAGTGCCTTTCATGATTAAATTCAAGCGTCCTTGAACCTTATTTAATTCTGTGATTTCTTTTTTGGATTGTGCAAGGCCGCTATTTAAAATTTCTTGATTTAATCTTGCTTCGGTAATTACGATCCCATATTTTCTAACAGTTTCAGTATTTCCTACCAAGGCACTTTGAAAATCTCTAATTACATCGGTTTCAAGTTTATTACTAAAACTAGAAACATCAATTGCCAATTCAACGAGGGTTTTTGACAATTTTGCTGCTTCACCCCTGGCAAAACCCAAAGGAACAAACGTATCTTGAAATGTACTAGCAAAATCCATTAAGGCAAAACGTGATCTATTAACTTCTTTGGCTAAATCATCCGCCCAAACCCTCACATCATCCGATGCACTTTTGAAAACGGCGTCAAATTTAGATTCCATTTCTTCAGCATCACGGGCAGCATTTTTGAAATGAATACCAAGATTAAATAATTCTCGTATAGCAAAGGCCCCGGCAAGCAATCCACCAGCGGATTTTGCAGCCCTGCCTATAGCATTTAATGATTTTTGAATACCGCCAAGCTTTTTAGAGGTTTTTTTACCAGCACGAGCGGCCGTTGCTGATAACCTGTTTAATTCACGGGTTAATTCTTCTGTCTGGGCAGAGAAACGGACTGCTAATTCTTCGACTTGTGTTGCCATTTTCTTTCGTTCTCCGCTTTTACAACCTCATCACGAAATGCTATAAAGCTTGCTTCTTTTCTTTCTGTTTGTCCAAATTCACCTCTTGAACCCTGATAAGCAGCAACAAATTCGTGTGGTGTTGATTGCCAAAATTCAGAAGGTGACCACTTCAACGCTCCTAATGCAAAACGCATATGTTCAGTAAATGGGAAGCCTTCTACTTCCCCCCCGCCTTTCCCCCTTTAGGAGCATCGGCAGAAATGGCTTTAACTAAAAACACGCCAACTTCTGCCATTATATTTGTATAACCAAATCCCATGACAGGTTGGCCAAGGTCTTTCTCACCTGACAAAATCTCTAACATAGGTACAAGTTCACTCATTTTCAGTGAACCGTTGCTGCATCTAAAACATATATCCATTACAGACATATCTAACAAAGATTCAATCTTTGCAAAATTATCATATGTTGGTTTAAGGGTTAGTTTTACATCACCGAGATCAAGTTGATGTTCCCCACGTTCTTTATTAGTCATATTTCACCTATGCAAAAGTTAAAACGCCATCAGATTTAAGTGTGATGTCATATGAGGTGGCGCTACCAATATCTCCACTAGTACTCATACTTTCAACGCGGAAATTCCCTGACCATTTTTTACCAGCAACATCTAAAATCAATTCACATGATACAAGAGTGCCAGCAATCCAAGCATCTTTTAAAGTTAAAAATGCCACATCAGCAGCATCAAAAATACCGCTTGTGGAAACATCACCACTTCGTGTAGTGGAAACGCCTTCTTGCCAACCAGCACCATCTTTGTTTGTAGAGTCAGCAACATTGGTTGTAGGATTAAAGGAGGTGCTTATCTGACCACCAAGAATATCAAAGCCAGCGGCTCCATCATCAACCTGTAGAACTACATTAATTCCGTCTTCACCTGCCATTTTTCATCTCCTAATTAGAAAAAGCTTTAATTTGCATTTCGACTATTCCATGTATAGTCCGTTTATCCGAATCCATCAATACCCGTGTATTATTGACGTAATTAAAAACTATATCACCATTTGTTATTGTTAATGGTACACGATGAACCGCATCTCGTATAGCAGCGATTATTTGCCTTGCTTCTAGAGTCCCTCGCTCCCTTGACCAAACATCAATCTGAAAAGAGTGCATCTGACCGTCTTGGTCTTTGGTTTCTTCTGTCAAACTATCAAATGGTTCAAAATTAATATAAGGAAAAGGTGTTTTGTCCGGCACAGTGTCGAAAATGCGAGTGCCGACCAACCCGGCAATAGTTCCATTAGCCTTTAAGATGTCGAAAATAGCTTTCTGTACTTGAATTGTTGTATCAACCAC